CAGGCATGGAACCTACCTGTGCTTCGATCTGATCCAATGCAGCAGCAAAGGCCATGAAATAGGCCGGATCAAACACTTCAGGCAGAAGTTCTTCTGGAACATCTTCCTTCAGCAGCATTTCACGGATGGCGGGGTAGCCTTCTGGGTTTTCCAGAACAGCATCCACAATCATCTGCAAAGCCGCGAGAAGTTCTGGCGGCATCTGAATCTGTGACAGGCCCTGACGGAATTGTGCGACGATCTGCGGGTCGGCCTCTTCTAGGCCGGTCATCATTTCGCCACGGAATTGCTTCGGATTTGAGCGAGCGTAAGACTGAATTAGTGGGTCGCCAACGGCTGGATCCATCGGCATAGGGCCCACTGCTTCATTGGGTGCTTGCGGGAGACCCATAATCCCTTCCATCGCTTCAGCCATGATGCATACCTTGGTGTATGAATTGTGTAAAAGGCCCGAAACGGCCTGCGCGTCTGGAAGGATCGCGAGATGCCGTGATTATGCCGGATACCATTAGTTTCTGTCCACTTCGAGGTAAGTCAGGTAAAAGTGGACCGTCGCCTGACTGGATTCCACTGTAATCTTGTCCCCGGCTTCCAAAACGCAGGGGACGCCGTTGAAGACGTCAATCGTGCCGTCCGGGGACAGTGGGTAATCTTTGAGGAGGTAGCGTTGAGAACCTCCATCATCGTATTCAGAAACTGTGATTTCAGTATCGCTGGCATTGGCGTTAGTCACGCGAAGCGAGCGGAGGATAGCCGTGTTCGCGGCGGGCACCGTATAGAGGTCCGTTGCAGTAGCTGCACTCGGGACGAGATGGTCGCGGAAGTACTTATTGCTCATGTTGCACCCCTAAAATAGACAGTACGACCGATGGTGCGGTAGGGCAAAACGCAGTGGCTGGCACCGCTTCTAAATACGCTGTTAGTGTGTCAACTGCCCACATTGCCTGCAAATAGTCACCCTTATTCACGTCAAATATTGCTGACCGAGAGACCGTCTTACGCATATTGTTGCTGTCTAGCACGTTAACCATTGTAGACCCCGGAACATCCGTCCCATTTATTCTAGGCCAGAAATACATTGCTTTTGCGCTAGATGAGGTTGAGCGCAGCTCCGCAGAGAAAGCCAAAAGGAAACGCCCTGATTTCTGGAACGCCAACTTCGTTGAGTCGGTAGGGTCTAGCGCGATGTGCTTTGTGATAGCCTCGACATCCCAGTCGATTGGTGTAGCCGTGTTAATCGTCGTGCATGTTTGATTAACTTCGCTGTAAAACAGACCATTCGCAAACGAGTTGCGGTCTTCAAGCGTACTACGGAGGTCAGGGCCAACTGTGCCGGTCATCCAGTCTTCAATCTGACGCTGATCCGACTCAACCTGCGGCGTGTAGGTGCTGTTCAGCTGAAAAACAATCTGTTCCAGTGAACGTACCAGTTGGTCAAACTGCTGTGGGCTATAGTCCGACGGTGCTGCGTTAGGTAGACGGACGTTAAGGATCTTGCTCATCGCATGCCATCCGGCTGCACATCCACGCGCAACGTGCCATATCGCCAGAAAGTGTTCACATCGTTTGATGTAATCCGCAATGCAATCTGCCTGCCGCGTGCACGGGTGTCTACCTTTTGCGTGGTAGGCGTGATGACGTAGGGGTCAAGTGAGCTTAGGGTTGCATTGCTTTGCGGATAAGAACGCAGGTTTAGGTTGACGGTGAGATCTCCAGCCTGTTCTTTGAAGTCAGGAATAAACCGGCGCATTAACACCATGTTGTCCCCGTCCCCTATATCAAAATACCCCGAATAAATATACGACGTAATCGCGGCCCCATTCCCGTTATTGCCGTCTTCCTGATTCCATACAATGCAACGTCCTGCGGTTAGTCCATACGGCTCCGTAACGGAAAGCGTTTGCGTGCCTGTAGGATAAAACTCTGCAGCAATTGGCTTTTCATAGATAGCGCGATCTTCCCATGCAGAACGAGGCATCGTTCCTATGGACCAGACATTTTCAAGGTAGTTATATGTCACATAGCGGTTCAAGTACGCAGATGATGCGGAGCAGTACCACCACGTGACTTCATTAAACTGGGAGTTTCTTCCCACGTGAACTTTCGTGCTCTGTACTTCATTAAAGTCATCAAAGACATAGTCATGTACTGTGCACGGCATCTTTTTCACCGTACCGTCGAACATGTAGAACGCATCACGGCCCATCCAAAACGCAATGCCGTTCACATCGGTTGCCGCGTGCGGGCCCACGATCCCACAGTTCACGCCAAGCTGTTGGAACCCAAACGTATACGGAGGCCCGATGTACTGCATGCCATGCAATGACGTGTCAGTGAATATCAGGATTTGACCACGTGAACGAATGGCAGAGATGATCTCACTGCCATCTGTCAAACGCTGACCCCCTGCCGTATTCGTCGCGGTTTCAGTAAACGTGCCGATGTTCTCTTGGTCGGAGAAACGTACAAACATCGGGTCCTGCGACGTCGACGTACCGACTGTTTCTTCGGTACCAAAGCAAATCAGGTGACGGTCCGGGGTAGACACGAGCGCGTAAGTGCTCTTCGTGGGGGCTCCTGCAAGGGCCGTGGCCCGTGTTCCAGTGCCCACGCTGGTATCCCAATAATACGTGCCGCCATTTACAAGTTGGCAAACAACGTCCTCGCCGTAGTTATCAAACTGCCAGACCCGTGAATAAAGGGTCATGTCCGTTGTTGGGCGTGGAGTTCCCCATGTAGAAAGGCCCCATACACCTGTGCCCCAGCCATATGCGAAGTAACTAATGTTGGTGCCTACGCCAAGCTGGTATTCCCCGACAACAGATGCACCTCCGTTCCCGCTATCCGAAGCATTTGCAGCGACAGGAGAAGTGATTAAATAGGTGTCATCGTCGACCTTGAACGTGATTTCCCACTCGTGGTTCAGGATCGTGTCGGTGATAGTCCCGCCCAAAGATGCAGCACCGCTGTAGGTTACAAAGTCCCCCGCTTGTGCGCCGTGGGCCGTGTGCGTAACGGTAATTGTGGTGGAGCCAGTAGAAGCCGCAAAGGTGACATCCCCTGCTGCCGTAGTGGTGCGAATTGGGGTAATGTCCGCCCAAACACCTCCGTAAAACACGTACAGCTTACGGTCTGTGCCAATGATGGTATAGGGGGTCCCGTCCAAGCTTCGCCAGCTGTGGACATCACTGACCATGCCGATCAGGTAGTTTTCTTGGTTCCCGAAAGGCGTCCAACCGCCTGTTTTTTCCGGGAGACCATACCGAAAGCGAACAAAATCTCCGTCTGTCCAGCCCCCTTCGGCGCCGTACTCGGTGTTTTGCTTGTCAATTCCGGGTTTTAGCTGGAGTTTGAAAAAGGACATCGTGCAAGGCCTTCACTGGTGGAATTTGCCGGGATTTTCGCATTTATGTGTCCGAATCGCCATCCCTACCATCCTCTCCTATCGTGGCTTCCCCGTGATGCAGACCACGTCCGGGTCTAAACATTGGAGGAAGGTCAATTGGCCGTAGTACCGTACCTCGTCCTTCGTCATCGTCAACCGTCGCAGGTCGCTGCAGCCAGTTAATCCCCACACCAAAACGATCGCCACCAAGACCCATAGCACGGCATCCTGCGCAATTTCGTTGGCAGGCTTCATAGGAAGTCTTATTTCTTGGCCTTCATCAGGCACTTGCCTGCGGCTTTGCATTTAGCTGGAGATTTGCACGCGGCACACGGCTTGAATGCCTTCTTAGCTGCGCCACCCTTCTTATAGCCCATTGGCTTTTTCATCATACCCGGCATAACTTACCCCTTTTTCTTGGCCGTCTTGGCCGATTGTTTAAACGCCTTCGCCGTCGGTGCGCCTTTCGATCCCGGCTTTCTCATCGTCTCGCCTGATCCCGCCTTAATGCGCTTTCTCTTGGCGTGGATATTGGCGTAGAGTCCTTTTTTCTTGGCTACCATTTCTTGCAGCTCCAGTAGCGAGCGGTCAGCTTGCTCGGTGGATTGGTGTCGCACTTGTGCCGCGCACGGAACGACTTGCGGCGAGCAGGCTGGTCCTTCTTGATGCTCATCTTGGCATCACCAAACCGGATCGTCTTGGTCTTGTCCCCTTCCTTGGCGACCACGACAAACTTCTTGGTCGGGTGCCCCGGAGTACGCTTCGGCTTGTTATAGCCACTAACGCCAGCACGGGCAAGTTTTGGATCTTTCGTTGCCATTATCTTTCCTCTTAACTTTTGCCGAGGTAAAAAGACCCTGCGGCCAGTATGGATATTTTAAGCCACTCGAAATGCACGAGAGCGTTTTCTAGGCGGACGTATTCGGTCTGGGTCTTGATGTTGTCCCACAACCCCATGAAGCTGAAGCCGGTGGTGCGCTCTACAGGCACGTAAATGTCCAGCCCAGTCAGGCCGCCCATCATGGCCCACGCACCCAGCGCCACCATCGACAGCACGAAGATACGGCGGGTCATCTTGGCGAATGGGTCATTACCTACGCGAGCAGCAGCCGCATCAGCAGCCTTAGTCGCCCGCTCAGAGTCAGCATCAGCCTTTTCCGTGTCGGCCTTCATCTTGCCGAGGATCAGCTCCTGCTGCTTGGCCTTGGCTTCCTGAGCCTTGTCGATCATCTTGAACAGGCCGCCCATCGTGGCGCCACCTGCCATCGTAATAAGTTCTACTGGAATCATTTGTCATCTCCTTTGGATTTGTCCTTACCCTTGACGTAGGCATCGGCTCCGAAGAACGCAGACACCACCAGCCCGACGGACATAAAGTACACGCCGCTCATGTCGCCAATGATTTTTGATTCATTATCGAACCCTAAGGCCCCCGTGC